GGGTAGCTGAGGTTAAAGCAAAATCTAAGCTTGAGGAGCTTCGTGCCAGACGTGATAACAGAAACTAAAGCTTGGCCACCTAGGTGGCTAACTTCTGTTGAGAACGCTGAACTCAAAGCTTCAAGAGGTTGGGAAGTTTCAGACTTTATCAACTCAATGTGTATACAAACTAAAGATACTGTTGCAGGTCGTTCAGGTCAGCAAATAGTTTTACGTGATTGGCAAAAAAAACTTTTAGATAATATCTTTGCGGTCCGTGACGATGGGCGGTTTAAGAATCGCACAGCTTATGTTGGGATGCCCAGGAAAAATGGTAAATCAGCTCTTTCATCAGGCATAGCTTTGTGGGGTCTTTTTCTTGGAGAAGCTGGCGGGGAAATTTATTCCTGTGCTGCTGACCGTGACCAGGCAAGAATTGTTTTCGGTGATGCTAAAAGAATGATTGAAGCTGAACCAGAACTATTAGCTCAAGCAAAGCTGTATCGTGATGCAATAGAGATTCCTTCTACCGGTTCTGTTTACCGTGTTCTTTCGTCAGAGGCTTACACGAAAGAAGGTTTATCACCAACTCTTGTAATTATGGATGAGCTGCACGCTTTACCTAACCGTGAACTCTTTGACGTTATGCAACTTGGTATGGGTGCTAGACGTGAACCTTTACTTTTAGCTATCACAACAGCCGGTGTCAAAGCTGATGCAACTGGTCAAGATTCGATTGCTTATTCTTTGTACCAATATGGACAAAAAGTTATTCGTGGGGAATACGATGACCCATCATTTTTTATGGCGTGGTGGGAAGCTTCTGTTGAATCAGACCACAAAAATCCGGAGACTTGGAAAATTGCTAACCCTGCTTTTGGTGATTTAAATTCTGTTGAAGATTTTGAGTCAGCAGTTAAGAGAACACCTGAAGCTGAATTTAGAACAAAACGAACTAACGCCTGGGTTTCCTCTCAAACAGCCTGGTTGCCTAACGGGGCTTGGGAATCAAGAGCTATCAAGAAAGAAATTGATAAAGATGTTCCTGTAATTATTGGCTTTGACGGAAGTTTCTCTGGCGATGCTTCTGTTGTGATGGGTGTAACAGTTGAGGAAAACCCCCACATATTTTTAATCCAAGCTTGGGAGAAACAACCGGGTGACACCGATTCGTGGCGGGTCGATTCTTTAGAAGTCGAGGATGCAATTATTCAAGCTTGTCAAAAATATAATGTCAAAGAAATTGCGTGTGACCCTTTCCGTTGGCAAAGAAGTATGCAAGTTTTACAAGATGCAGGTTTACCTATTGTTGAATGGCCATCAACGTCAGCAGCTCGAATGATTCCAGCTTGCGCTAAATTTTATGATGCTGTTGTTGGTGAAAAACTAACTCAAGACGGTTCACCTTTATTAACACGACATATTTCAAATGCTGTCGTAAAGATAGACCGTTTAGGTCCGCGTATTGTGAAGGAACACAGAGGAAGTCCACGAAAAATAGATGCCGCAGTTGCTAGTATCATTGCATTTGATAGGGCAACGGTTTCACGAAACGAACCTGAGCCTTTAATCCCAGAATTTTTCTTTTAGGAGATTTTTTTGATTTCATCAATAATTCAAGCAGCAGGAGCTTTAATAGTTTCAATCGGTATTGGACTTATATACGTACCAGCAGGTATAACTGTATTAGGTGTTTCATTTGTGGTATTTGGTCTTGCGCTCGAAAGAGGTAAATAATGTTAAATAATTTGTTTAATGGTCCAGAAAAACGAGCAATTTCATTTCAATCAATTTGGGGCGCAGGAGACTCTTACGCTTTCACAACTGACTCAGGTGCAGTAGTTGATGAAATGACCTCAATGAGAGTTGGGGCTTTTTATGCTTGCGTTCTTTTAATCTCAGACACAATTTCAACACTTCCAATTGATTCATATATTCGTAGAAACGGTAACCGTGTTCCTTATCGACCAAGACCAGCTTGGATTCAAAAACCTGATGTAGACCTTTTAAGAACTGAACATTATCAACAAGTTTTAGTTTCACTTCTTTTAGATGGTAATGCTTTCATAAGAATTTATCGTGATAGTCGCGGAGATGTAGCTAACCTAGTTTGTTTAGACCCTTTAAGGGTGACAGTCCAACGCAACGCATCAACAAGGGAAATGGAATATTTGATTGATGGTGCTGAAGCAGGAAAAGTCTCTGCAAAAGATATGTTGCACATTACTGAGATTCGTAAACCTGGGGCTTTAAGAGGACTATCTCGCGTTAATGAGTTGAAAGAAAATATTGGATTAGCTTCAGCGATGCAATCATTTGCTGCACGTTTCTTTGGTCAAGGAGCAACTACTTCCGGTGTTATCGAATACCCTGGCAATTTAACTTTAGAACAAGCTAAATCTTTGCAAAACAGTTTTGATTCAAGTCATAGAGGTTTTAGAAAGGCACATAAGACAGGAATTTTATCCGGTGGTGCAAAGTTTAGTAAAACAGGTGTAAATCCTGATGAAGCACAAATGTTGGAATCACAAAAGTTCCAAGTTGAAGCTATTGCACGTTTGTTCCGTGTTCCCCCACATATGATTGGCAGCACTCAACCAGGAAGCCAAAGCTACGCATCAGTTGAGCAAAACAATATCAACTTTGTTGTTCACACTTTAAGACCTTACATTCAAAAAATTGAGGATGCTTACTCAGCTTTACTACCAGCAGACGCGTTTATGAAATTTAATGTTGATGGTTTACTGCGTGGAGATTACACAACACGTATCCAAGGATACTCAGTTGGTTTACAAGCAGGTTTTTATTCTGTGAATGATGTGAGACGTTTTGAGGACCTGCAACCTGTGGATGCAGGAGACCAATTTAGAGTTTCCTTAGCAAACATTGATTTGTCTCAAGCTAGTGTTGTTGAACAAGACAAAAAAGTTTCTATGGCTGCAAAACTTATTCAAACAGGTTTTGAACCAGATAGTGTTCTGCAAGCTTTAGGTTTACCAGCTATTCCTCATACTGGAGTCCCTTCAACTCAACTTCAACAAGTAGCTCAAATAGACCAAGCAAACCCAGAAGCAGTATATGGAGTTAAGTAATGGCTTTAACAAGTGGCACAGTATCCGTTGGAACAGCAGCAACACTAATAGATGGTGCTCCATCCTCTAACCCTGTTCATTTGCATATTCACAACAACGACAACACAGATAACTTGTATATAGGTGATTCAACAGTCACAACTGCAACAGGTTTAGTTTTAACGAAGTTAGATAGCTTTGAGATTCATTTAAGACCAGGTAACAGACTTTATGCTATTTCTAGTAAAACAGGTCACATTATTTCTTATATTAAACAGGATTTTTAATGCCATATTTTGTTACCGATAAAGCTGATGGCTGTTCAGGTTGGGCAACGATTAAAGCTGATGGGGAAGTTATTGGTTGCCATAAAACAAAAGTTGAAGCTGTAGCTCAAATGGTTGCTGTGTCATTGTCAGAAAAGATGCAACCTGGCGGTGAACGTAAAGATTCAGGTCCTCAAGCTGTAATTGTTGATATAGATGGCACTTTAATTCAAAGTGGTCGCAGGGTTGAAAAAGTTTATAATTTTCTTGACGATATGAGCGACACAAAAATATTTATTGTTACTGGCAGAAATGTTAGCGACAGGGATTCAACTGCTAAACAGTTAAATGATTTAGGTATTGATTACGATAGGCTTTTTATGAATCCTGGTTCAACTGCTGACACAGCAGATTTTAAAAGTGCAACAGCAGAAAAGTTGTTAAAAGAATACAATGTGATTCTTGCAATTGATAACAACCCAACTATGCGTAAAGTTTATAGAGATTTAGGTATCACCGCTTTAGATGTTCCTGATGTACCAAAAGTTCTTAGTGATGAAAATGACCCCGATGAGGAACGTATAGCAAACATAAGTGTTCCGACTTATATGCGAGCAGCTGCTAGACGTGGACTTGAGTTAAATCGTCAAGGTTTCGGTGGAGATGGTTTAACTGATAAAACTTTAGCTGAAGCTAGAGCTATGGCTGATGGTCGTGTCTCTGAAGATAAGTGGCGCAGGATTGGTCCTTGGATAGCTCGTCATCTTGTTGATTTAGATGCACCAAAGAATAATAATCCTGATGATTCTGAGTATCCTGGCGCTGGTCTTGTAGCTCATTTACTTTGGGGTAGCGGGCCAACTAAAGCTAGAGCTGTTGCTGCTGCTAACTATGCAGAAAATGTTGTTGAAAAACTTGATGAGAATAGACACTTACCTGGCGGACACGACCAACTAACTCACGGAGCTGGCGGTGGTAGTGGTGGTGAACGAAAATATGTTCAAGGTAGAAATTTAATAGGCAATGAACTAAAAGCAGATAACGCATTAGATAATTCACTTAATAATAAAAAAGGGAAATTTAATGATGAGGATTGGAAAAATGATAAATATTCTGAGGATGAAGCTCTACACGAAATTGCTGATATACAAGGTTTTTCAGGCAAACCCACTATAGCTAATTCAAAAAAAGAATATGACGAATTAAAAAAACCAACTTATGAGCAATTGCAAAGTGATTTTACACCAGAAGGTGTTAAAAATCGCTGGGAAACACGAGAAGTAGATGAACTTTATAGAGGCACTAGAGATTCTGAAAGTATTACCGCTCAAAAAGCTATGAATGAATTTGAAAATGGTAATTATTATGCTGGCAAAGGAACTATGGGAAATGGTATTTATAGTTCAACAAATAAAGCTCAAGCTAAATTATATGCTAATGGTGACAGTAAAAATGTTATGAATTTTAAGTTGAATCCAAATGCTAAAGTTGGTAATTCAACTAAATTGCTTGTTGAAATGAGAGAGAAAAAGGACACTTTGCCTAGAAGTGTGCTTGATTTAGGCAGGTATGCTGCCGCAAATGGCTATGATGCAGTTGTTGACGATAGTTTTTTTGGTGGCGACAGAAAAAAACAAGTCATTATTTTGAATCGAACCGCTGTTGTTTTACCACCGAGGGGTTGAAATGATTTTAGAAGCTGAAATTAGTAGAGCCGCTGCTGCCTTAGCTCAAGATATGGATTTTGAGGAAAGATTTAATTTAGCTAAAGCTGTTAACAATGCCTCAACTTTGGATGAAATTAGTGAACCTTATAAAAGTTTGATAACTACCTTAATTGAAAAAAAAGAGTTTCGTCATTTACCTGGTCAACATAATCAACTTACTCACGGTTCAGGTGGGGGTGGTGGTAACTATAAAGCTGGTGAATGGAAAAAAGCAAATGCCGTAGACAAAAAAACAATTTTAGATGCCAGATATGGGGCAATGGCTGATAAATCCATAGCCCAAGGGGTCACTAATTTAAGCAGGGATGAAATAATAAAGGAAGCTGCAAGAGTTGATGAAAATACCATTGATAAAGGAACTAGCGAGGTTTGGATAAATGGAAGTAATCACACTATTTCTTTTGCTGGTAACACAAAAAAAATGGATGATGAGGATAAAAAAGCATTATTTGATGATGTAGACAAACTGCAAAATAAATATCCTGTTGAGCAACTCGATATTGAAGTTGTAGCAGATTGGAGAGGAACTAACGGAGTTGATTCAAAAACTTTTGGTTATACCTCTGATAATGGCAAAAAAATTGTTTTACGCGCAGATAGAGTGTCTGGAGATAACAGGTTTAATAATGAAAAGTGGACTCAAATTGGAATTGTCCAAAGTAATAATGAAAACTATATGAGTTCAATTAAAACCTCATCTAATGCCGAATATCTTATAGCCCACGAATGGGGTCACGCTATTCAAAGTAAATTTGATAATAATTTATTAAGCAAAGGTATAGCTACAAGTGTTGTTAGTGAAACATTTAATAATTCAGTTAAATTGGGAATTTCAAAAGGAGTAGGTAAAAAAGGTTCTATGTCAAAATATGGTAATAAAAATAATTTTGAATCCTATGCTGAAGGTTTTGCAGATTTTTATTTAACTAATGGTAAATCTAGTAATGCTGTTACTCAAGAATTAGCTAAGGAGTTCAAATGGTAATAGAACAAGATGAAGTTCTGTGCGCTACTACCGACAGAAAACTTCAAGATTATTCATTAACTGAATTATTTGACCTTGCTGAAATGGGAGACGAGGCCGCTTCATTATTATTTAAGGAGCGTTTTCAAAAATTATTATTAGTGGGTAAGATTCGTCATTTGCCTGGGCAGCACGACCAGATGAAACACGGTCGAGGTGGTGGCGTTGGCAGAGCTGGAATGGGTGACATAAAAATCAGCAATGAAATGGCAGCCGTTATGACAAAAGATTCTGCGGGAGCTTATTTACAAAAAAATGCTCAAGGTGAGTGGGAGTTTACTCCTGAACGTCAAGCTTTGCACGACAAAATTGTTGAAGATGCTGTAACAGGTGTTCCTAAATCTGATGACCCAACTGTTTATATGCTTGGCGGTGGACCAGCAACAGGTAAGAGCAGTTCAAGACGTGAAGGAATTGATGGTATTCCTAAAGAAGGCTCAGGTTTAGCTGTTGATGTGAACCCTGATGAATATAAAAAAGCTTTACCTGAATATCAACTCACAAACGAAATTGATAGAGCCCCATTTACTCACGAGGAATCATCTTATTTATCTAAACGTGTTACGTCTGCTGCTATGGAAAGAAAACAAGACATTGTTTTAGATGCAGTTGGTAATTCAGGTGTTAGGAAAGTTCAAAACAAAATCGATACAGCTCGCAAAAATGGTTACAAAATTAAAGGAACTTATTTAACTAGACCAACTTCAGTTGCATTAGAGGCGAATAAACGTAGATTAACTAGGGAAAAAAGAATAGTTAATCCTATGGAAGTTAAAAAATTGCATATTGGGGTTAGTCAAGTTGTACCAAGTGTTGCTAAAAATTTTGATTCATTTAATTTGTATGACACAACTAATGGAAGAAATTTGATTGCTTCTGGCGGTAATGGTGTTTTAAATGTTATTGATAGAGCTGCTTATGACTCTTTTGTTGCTAAAGCTAATGAACCGATGATTGGATAAATGATGGTATCTGAAAGAGATATTGAGTTGATTGTGTTAGATGTTGCTTTGCGTAGAGACAAAAGTGAGTTCAGGGTAAAAATTGATACTCCTGAGCTTGAAAAAATTTATCAAACTATTAAAGCTGAAACAGATGAAATTTATGCTCAAGGTGGGGTTTATGACTTCCCTAGGGATGCTGCTGAAGCTCCTGATTTTGAGCCTGTGAAGGACCTGGACTAGACACACCCCCCCTCTGTATAACAACCTTTAGGGCTTTGTTATACAATAAAGATGTAGGGAAAGGGGAAAAGATGGAGAGATACCAAGGGATTCAAAAGGC